GAAAGTATTGCTGCTACTAACTTTTCTTCAGTATCTGCTCCATTGTTACGGAGTTCCCATACTGCATTCATAAATTCTTGCGCTCTATCAGTCATTTTTATAATCTTCCTCAAAGTCAAACCATTCATACAGAGAGTTCATCGCACCTTCAACAACACAATCAACCACAGCATCTTGATGTGGATTCTCTACGTGTTTATGGGCACGGGAATAACCATAACGGACACCTTCTTCCAGTGCCATTTCCAATACTTTACGAAAGTTGGGTTTCATCAGGTAATGAGTCTTTACTCTTATTATATCAGATTACCCCAGAGACCGCAAGTAATCTTTATCAATTTCTTGATCAAAGCAAAGACAATATCTAGGTGTACTCAGATCATTCTGTACCATATGCCTTACCCGTCCCCAGAAAAACATGTGCTGATTATTTACAAATAATTTTTTTTCTGCTTCCTCTTTTTTATTACCAAATTTAAGATAACACTCCTTTCCTTCTTCCTGACGAACATCTAATCCCCACAATCCACGAATAATTGCAAGATTATCACGCTCAGGATCAGGATCAAGATGCCATCCAATTCCTTGTCCAGGACCAACTACACTGATACCAAATCTTCTCTTAATCCCAGCTTCTCTCATAGTAGAAGTTAAAATTGGAAGAAGTTCAGAATTTTCTCTATGATATCCAATTTTTTCCTCTTTAACAAAAATTGGATCGCCAAAATTCTTTCCAATGATAGTAGGTGCTATTTTAATAAAAGTATCCCATTCATCATCTGTTATCAATTTTGCACTGAAAGGATCTCTGCACTCCATAAAAATGGGAGCGATCTTCCATCCAGCATAAGCAATTGCAGTATGACCAGAATACCCAGTATCATATCCCCAATTACACCAATAAATTTTATCAAAATTATCAAGAAATTCTTTCTGAATTTCTTCAAATCTTTCTTCGACAATTTTAAGTTTTGGATTTAATTCTTCTAAGGTAAAAAATCGATCTATTTTATTTGCAACATTAACACTATTCATAGCACACTTTTTAAAAAGACAGAATTTTTATTATTTTTGAGGTTTTGTATTGGAAATACATCCATTGCCAATACTGTTCTTGGTTTAGACATCATATTTTCAACTCTATGAGTTGTATTCGAATCAAACATATAAAACTCATTATTTTTAAAAACTTGAGTCTCAACATTATCAGAAGAATCTTTCATCTGAAAGATGGAATATTTATCTTCTTCAACTGGAACATCCAAACCCCATAACACCCGATAAGTATTCATTCCACCACCACCATAATCTTTATCAGAATGCCAATCTAAAGAAGCACCAGAATGTAAAACATTTATTCCTGCTGCTAGAATACCCTGAATGGAAGAAAGTGTTTTACATAAAATAGGAAGATATACTGCATTAGATGGGTGAAAAACTCCATGATAACTTAATGCTCCCATGTGCCACCCAATATCTTTGTTTGTCTGTTTAGCTTCCAAATAACTATTGAATTGAATAGGAAAACCTCTTTTATTTTTTGAAATATAATCATCTTGCTGACTAGTAAAATCTCTAATTTCAAGAGTATTTCGATGAGTGATAAATTCATCATGAATAGACTCAAAATTATCACTTAATACCTTTAATTCTGGAAGAATTTTTTGATAGTCTAAAAAGAGAGACATTTTACAAATAATTGAAGTTTATATTTGCTCTATATTTAGAATTAGAAGTAGTGGTCGAATTATGTTCTAAACTTGCATCAAACAAAAGCAATCTATTTGCAACACTGTCAACTTTAGACCCGTCTGACATTCTAGTAAACCCATCACAAGTATTCAAAGAAAATATAGCTGCTTTATGGGGAAACACATAATCAACATGTGATGCATGTTCTTGAACTTTTTCTGTATATGGATACAAATTTGTCTTAATTCTCATCCAACTCTTAAATCCAATATCTAATTCTCTAAATTTTTCTTTAAAAATAGGATTTATGACATGAAAATAACGACTATTTACAATGTCATCTATGTAAAATGTATGGATAAAATATGTTGCCCAATTTTCCATTTCATCTACATGGGTATAAGTAACACCCGTAGCGAAAAACCATTCAAATCCTTCGGGGTTTTGAAATATCAAATTATAAACTTCATTAAATTCATCTTCGGTAAGAAAATTATCAATTATTCTATAACTCATATTAGTAGGGTAAAGATTTTAGACCATCCAGAACTTCCTGAAAGCGTTCGGCACGACTCTTGTGGTGCTCTACATTCTCCTCAAGCACACTCACAATATCGTCCAGTACAACATTCAGAGACGCATCAGTATCAAAGTATTGTTGGATTGCTTCGGCAAGATACCGCCGCCGACTCCATTCCATACTATAAGGTTTGTAGTCCATAATAATGGGTGTATTTGGGTGTATTATAGGGTATTTACTCTGGGTTGTCAAGTTCTGCTAGGTAATCTGTCCACCATTGTGGATCTTTTTTCATTTTCCAGTTGGGAACTTCTTTTCCGTGCTCAAAATACCATTTCCAGATTGCTTCATCAATCACTTCAGCAATCTCAATCCTTCTCTGCCTCTTCATCAACGTCTCCATATGCATTTTCCACGTAGGGTCCGTGCTCTCGTTTGGAATCTTCTCGGACATAATTGACTTCTGATACGCTAGAGGACAACCAGACGGATACTTTCATTATAAGATATATAACCACCAGTGGAAGGAAACAAAGTGAAAGTATTACAGCGTGTTTCATTCTTGCTCCAAGCACTTTTCAAACTTATCTCTCAACTCATTGAGTTTAACTTGATGCTGAAACTCCATAATGTGATCTTTTATTTCTTTCTCCTCTTCAGTAAAGTTCATGCGATATTTGAGTTTAGTATCAACAAGACGCACCATTTCCATATAGAATTCAGTGCCTTTATGAATAAACTCTTCGTAGGTCAATCCCTAGTCCTCCAATCGGTTTCGTCTTCATCACGTTTGAACCAATCATGCAATTCATCTGGGTTATCAAAACCTCTTCTGCCAAATCTTTCGTGTCCTAAACCACCAATGTCCATTGAGTTTAGAAAATCATCCATTTCATCCATATTAGGGTTTTCTGCTTTACGTCTTGCCTGACGGAGCATTGTACCAGCAGAGCGATTTGCTTTTGCAAGTTTCTCTGCCCAAATCATATCTTCCAAACTCACCTCTTCATGAAGAACAATCTTTTCGCAGATTGCTTCAAGTCTCAATCGATATTGCGTAGAGAGCATAAGAATTACCAGATATAGGGTTATTTATTTTTCATTTCGTCCATCAACTCCTTTGCGAGTTTCATAGAACGACGCCACATTAGATATTTTACCACAGGATTACGTGGATTGTTCAATAACCACCACTTTTGTTTCTCATAGTTAGACTTTGCTAACTTAAGCACATAATAAAAAGCGGCAGCGATACTTTCATCCGTTACGATGAAGTATGCTACCACTGCGAATACGATAAACCAAGCGTAATAAGTCATCGTCTTATAGTTTTTAGATATTCTAGCACATGCTCACGTACTTCCATCAATTCATAGTAACACTTTTGATTGTGAGCACATTGACGAAGTTCGTGATCTGGTTTATGAACGCTTTCAATAAACAGATCAAGACCACGATTCCATTTAACTTCGGGAGGTTCTTCCATAATCTGTAACTTAGTTATACTATTTAACCAAGAAATTGATCTAGACTGGACACCGATGCGCCTTTTGCGGACTTTTGAATGTAGGTTTTTGCGGACTTGTAGTTGTTGGCGACGTGGACTTGCTGCCCATTGTGAAGTATCATAAACTTCTTGCCAAATGGAACTGCTGCCCACATACCATCTTTGGTCACGTAACCATTCGGATCTCCTGGTTTTGGATTTAAGATTCCTGGACGATCTACAAAAGGTTTCTGAAAGTTTTCACTCATCCGAATACAGCGGTCACACCAACAACTTTAGCAGTAGGATTACGTGCCAGAGCAGTCCGCTTGGCATCATCATAATCACGTGCCTCAACGATCTCATCAAAAACTTTGCCAGCGACATAGAGTTGGACTTTGCAGCGCATTGGGGGATTCCTCCTTGTGTGTGAGAACGCTGATGGCAGGCAAACCCTGCTGGAACACGGTGTCCACCACCGCTTGCACCTTCTTAGCGGTGCTGATGCCCACAGAAGAGTAGACAGGGATGCAGACCAACCCAAAGGACTTGGTGTAGTCTACAAGGGCACCAGGGGCGATCCTGCCGCTCCTGAGACCCTCTGCATCGTCCTTGTGCAGGCGAATGACCCGTCCGATGGTCTGAGAGATGCCGATGTAATCCATAGACCGCATAAACAGGACCGCTTCCAGACCAGACACGTTGATGCCCTCGCTCAGGATGCTGTGATGCAGAACCACAAACTTCTTAGAGTCATCCTTACCCCAAGCACTCAGAGTGTCAAAGAACACCTCACGATTGACTTTCTGACCATCAATCACGGCACCAGTCTTGGAAGTGATATACATCCAAGAGAACCCACGATCTTCCAGTTGCTTGCAGAAATCAGTCTGAGAAACCAGGGAAACAATCTGTTTGGTTGCCTTAGAGCAGATCAGAACCTTACCCACTTCCTGAGCATCAATCGTCTGAATCAGATTCTCACAGTCAACGTCAGCAACAATCTGACCCTTAGAAAGCATCTCAAACTGCTGCACAACAACCTTAGGAGGAACGATGAAACCACCTTCCACCAGTTCAGGGGCAGGCACGTTACAAATTACCTGCCCATAAACTCGGGAATCGTTCATCCCAGGTTTGGAAATAGTGGCAGAATGCTTAGGAGTAGCAGTGAAGAAATAGCAGCGGTCAGCAGCAGAAGCGAAATGCTCGGTGGCAGGGAAGAAATGACGCTGGACAGAGTTATGTGCTTCATCAAAGTAAATGGTATCGACGTGAAGATCTGCCTGCTGCAGGCGCTGCAGGGAGTTGTAGGTGGTGAAGATCAGTTGATGCTTGTAAGCACGACGGGACCAGTTATGAATCTCGGAAGGTTTGGTCGTGCTTTGGTGATGCGTCTCACCACTATGAACGTGAAGAACAGCAGCAGTCGTGATAAACTCAAGGAACTCGCTGGACAATTGCTCTGCCAGGAGGATGCGCGGTGCCACCACCACAATGGTCTTAGGAGCATCAGATTGAAACTCACGCAGAGCATCAAAGATGGCAATATTAGTCTTGCCACCGCCAGTCGGAATGATCACCTGACCTTTCCGATGCTGCAGCAGGGCATCCAGAGCACGTTGCTGGTGGGGGCGGAGTTGAATCACTGACCTCATTGCGTATAGGACTATTATAGCAGCAAAAAAGGGGTCTTGCGACCCCTTGTGCCAGTTATGAAAGTGTCCTTATGCCCATCCACCAATTGAAGCTGCGCTACCTGATGTACCCATTTGCTGAATAATCATATGAGTTGATGCAGCTGGTCCAGTTGGAGTTGTAGCACCAATCAGATTAGCACTTAATTCATATTGAGGTGTAAATGTTCCTTGAGTTGTTACTCTTAAAATTCCAGTGATTGTGGAAAGATACGTTCCACCTGCAGTTGTAGATGCTGGAGTAACATTACTGAATGTATTAAGCGCAACACCATTGAGCAAATACTTATTGGAAGTTCCAGCATCCGTTGCTGATCCGTCTGCAACTCCAATAAATGTTCCAACTGCACCACCAGATCCACCAAAAGAAACCATCAATTGAGCCGATGTGGTTGATGTAGCACCTCTGGTAACAACAACATTCATAGTTACTGAGTATGTACCAACTGGTAGTGTGATTGTATCATTTGCTGCAGGGAATAGGTTTGCCTGAGTTGTTTCAGAGAGAAGTGTTAATGTAGTACCAGCACCAACTGTATAAACGGTTAGAGGAATTGCTGCTCTACTATAATTTGTATTTGGAGTAAAGTTTAGAGTAGATCCATCAAATTCAAATGCACCCCCCTCTGGGGTTGTCATGTTTACTCCAGAATTAAGTTTAAGAGGAGCAGTATTTGCTGCTGCAGATCCAGCACCTAAAGTTAATTTTGCAGTTGGAGTAATAGTTCCAATGCCCAGATTCATTGAAGAGTTACCAACAATCCAATATTCATTGAAAGATCCAGTATTAACTCCTATTGCAAGAACTTTGTTCCCAGCAATTGGTGGTGAGAAATATCCTTTCGCAGGACTAGTGGCAACACCAGCAAATCCTTGTCCTGATATAATAGAAACTCTATTAAATTCACTGATAGCAACTCCACTTCCAACTCCAATCACAACATTATGAGAAACGTTTGTAGCGGGTCCATCTTGTGCTCTACCAGCTTTATATCCAATGCACAGATTATTGTTTCCTGCAATATCAAAACCAGAACGATCTCCGATAAAAGTATTGTATAAAGAACCAGCGGTTAATCCAGATCCAACTCTACTTCCAACGAAAACGTTGTTTGTAGCACCAGCGCCTGCACTGACATAAACTCCATTATTTCCAGCAGTTCTATCAGCGTCACTGAAGTTATCATTTGTATATCCAATAATAACGTTGTGATAACCAACAAATGATGCTGGCTGCCATCCCCAGTTCAGGTCATAATATTCAAGAACTCTTGAATTTCTTTCAAAAATTAACGCACCAGAACCCAGATTAACATTAAAAGTAAGATCGTATTTTTCCGATTTTAAAAGTTGTGGAGGATAAAAAACTGCTCTTCTTGTAGCACTATAATTTGCACATCTCAAATCAATAGCACCAAAAGGAGATCCCGTACCAATTCCAATGAATCCATGAGTTTGTGGATTATTACCAGAACCTGTCAATATAATGTCACCATTTACATTAATTAAATCACCATGAACTTGAAGTCCGTTTAAATCTAAAATTGCATTATCACGTCCATAAATTTGACTGAGAGAAGTCGTCGCTCCGATGGCAACTCTATCACGGAATAAAGAGTTGCTTGCATTGACAAATGCTGCAGCTGATGGATTCGTTGTCCCAATACCAATCTGATTAAATAACGCTGTTGATTGAAAACAATCTAGAGAAACTCTTGGTAATGTTGTTCCTATACCAACTTTTTGTGATGAAAGAATGTGTACTTCACTAAGAGTTGTAACACCAGTTGTGACATTAAGGTTAGCAACTATAGTGGGAGGATTGCCACCTCCACCCAAAGTAACTCTTTGAGATCCCGATCCATAGGTCAAAGTTCCAGCCGTATCAAAATTACCCTGAACGGTGAAATTTGATGTAATGGTTCCCGTACCAACAACATGAAGATTATAACTTGGGTTTGAAAGTCCTATTCCCAATCTCTTATCATGAGTCAGTACAGCTATTGCAGAGTTATTTTGTCCATAGAGCCATTGAATAGTGCCAGTATTAACACCTGCTGGACCAGCATGTAAAACAGAAATAATCGATCCAGTTGCTCTATTCAGTATTTCAAGTGTTCCAGTTGTAGCTCCATATCTTAAATATCCAACGCTATTACCAAGTCCAACTGAATTTCCTAAAGAAATTCGAGATTCTCCAGTGGGATTAACAACCTCAATAGTTGGAGCAACAGAACCAGTTCCAGTTTTAATAATTTGAAGTTCTACAGATGGAAGTGCTGTTCCTACTCCTATTCTTCCATCTACTGTAGCTGCAACTGCAGTTCCACCAACACCTACTCTAAAAGTATTCAGAATTGTACCAACTCCAACAGTCGCAAATGGGCTATTTAAAGAAGTTGCCGTTATAATTCCAACATTAATGTTTGGTTGTCCAATCAATGAAAGTGCCGAATCTGCACTATTAGAATTACCGGTGATGTTACCAAAGAAAGATCCATAAAACTGAGTTGCTGTAATGCTTCCAGCAATACTAATTGGTGATGGTAATTTGGAATTAGGAATTGTCGGTAAAACAGATGTACCTATAACTCCGTTTGTAATATTTTGTCCTGTTAATGCAGTAAGTCCAGCTCCACTACCAACAAATGACGCCGCAGTTATAATACCAGAAGTAATAATATCACCTACAGTATTAAATCCAACTCCTGTTTGACCTATAACAGGATTTCCACCAATTTGAAATGTGTTTCTTGGATCTATTGTTGCAATTCCTACATATCCTGCAGCATAAATTGAAGTAAATCCAAGACCAACATCAACGTCAACCCATTGAGACGTTGGAAGATTCGATAAAGTTGCTCCATTACCATAAAAAGAAGTTGCTGTTATTGATCCACTACTACCAACAACGCGAATTGTTGATCCTACTCTAAGTTGAGTAACAAACGTTCCAACTCCAGTTACAAATGCATCTGCAGCTGTAACTAATCCAACTACTCTTGCCGTCCCCCTTACATCTAATCGTTCGGTCGGAATCGTTGTTCCAATTCCGACCAGAGTACCACGTACTACAAGATCTCTATCATCAACTTGAACACCATCACGAAAATTAAAAGTCTTTCTGATATTCGCCATCTTAAAATGTTTTTAGTTATTTATCTGATAGTTTTTGCTCAAGTTTTTCAACTTTGATAGTCAGATCTTTAATAGACTCAACAAGTAGTGGAACAAGTTTATGATAATCAACTGCAAGATATCCATTATCTCTTTCAACTACTGCCTCTGGAAGAACTGCCTGAACTTCTTGTGCAATGACACCAACGTCTTGTCCTTCTTTACCAGACTTTTCATTCCAAGTATATGTATTACCACTTAATGCATTGACTTTTTCAAGAGAATTGGAAATTGGAACAATGTTGTCCTTTAATCTTTGATCAGAAGTAAAGAATGCAGTAATATCACCTGACACTGTTAAAGCACCGGTTATCGCAATACCACCGGACTGAGTTTCTAATTTCTTAGAATTATCATGATAAAGTTCTACATTTCCATCAGCAGTAAATGCAGCTAAAGTTTCAGTGCCTGCTGCGTTTCTAATATAAACTCCACCTGTTCCTTGAACATAGAGAGATCCAGTTCCAGTATCTTGAATAATACTATCAGTTCCATTATGATAAATCTGAAGATCATTAGAGTCACCAAGATTAATAACACCATTATCTTTTAAATACAGATCACTATTAGATTCAATTCTTAAATCACCACCAATATATAATTTCTTCTTAATCGCAACACCACCAGTAAAGATTACAGAAGCAGTGTCTGTTGCAGTAACTCCTGTTGCTTCAGTAGCATTGGTATATTGAGATAATCCAGTTACTTTGTGAACACCATTAGTGGTAGTATTGCTATTAAACTTCAACTCTTTGTTAAAGCTAACAGGACCATCAAATTGTGATAGTACTGTTCCAGAAGCACCACCTTCAACAATAATTCTTTCTTTTGCAACAATTTCATCAAATACAACACTCAATCTCGATGAATCTTGTCCAGCAACTGTAGGAATTGGAATATCGAAAGTTTTTTGAGTTCCAGAAGATGATATGTATTTGGTATTTCCAACAAAGAAATCACCATTACCATTCATTCCAGTATAAGCAACATTTCCACAAGATCTTTCTTGAGCTTGTACTAGGAATTCCTCTCTTTCGTTGAGAGTTTTAACCTGAACTTGTGGTAAACCAGTTGAGTAGTTACCTGGACCATAACCAAGATATTCAAATGTATGTCCAGAAGCACGAATAATCGAAGCTCTACGAGATTCTACTGGAATTGGTTTAATCTTTCTAATAATCTGTCCTGTAGAATGACTCTCTACAGGAGTTCCTAATGATCCACGAATAACACTAATTTCATCCAGACCAGAACCAGTTAAGGTGCTGCTGGTAATTCTCATGATCTCATTTCCAGATTGGATATAAGAACCTAATGGGAATCTAGTTAATGTACCAATTCCAGAACTCTTTGCTCTAACTCTAAGAATTGATGATGTAGTTACACCAGCTTGTAAAATTAGATCATCACCTGCATAGAAAGATAATCCTCTTGAACCAAGGTTTTCTGCCGAAGAATCAGAAGTTGAAGACCCAGGAACTAATCCCAGATGGAACAGATAAGCAGGTGACAATGATGCGTTGGTTATGGCATTAAATGTATTAATACCAACTCTTTCTCTAACGATAAATTCACCTAGATTAGCATTTGTTGCACTGACTAATCTGAACTTTTCACCAACGACTAATCCATGAGAGAACGCACAAGTAAATGTTGAAATTCCACTAGACGAATCATAGACATTAGAATTTACATTAACAGCAGGTCCAACATTAACAGCATACTGACCAGAAATAATTTTTGGATCTGATGAAGTTATTGGAACAGTTATTGTCGTTTTAGAAGGAACATTGGTAATTCTATAATATCCATCGCTGGTCGTTCCAATACCAGTAACGTTAAGAACATCACCAATATTTGTATTAATACCAGCTGTTGCGATTGTTATTCTTGCCCCTGATCCGCCGCCTCCAAGAGCTGTGCTGTCAAAGTCTAATGTTTCTCCATTCGTGTATTGTGATCCACCATTTGTAATAGTTGCTGATGTTACAGATCCACCAGAAACAACGACTTTAGCAGTTGCACCATCCCAATTTAATGTCGTGGTATTATATAATTTTACATCATGATATGTCCCACTATTGGTGTATCCACTTCCAGGAATTAATGTGCTATAAGTCGAAATTCCACCATATCCATGAGCCCTATCAAACGTAATCGTTGCAACTCCAGCTGTTGCAGTTGTATAGAATGTAGTTACTCCTACAATTTTAAGTCCTACACCAAAATCTTTTAAGACTTTATCAATAGTTTCTCTTGTAAGACTCTTTGAAATGTCATTGGTGACAACATCACCAAGAGGACTTCTCTTAGCATAAGTTTTTGTTGATTGTGGGTTATCATTAATATTGTCTTTATCACTCTGTGGATATAAATCAGTAAGATTTTGACTATATTTTAGGTCAGTGAATTCAGTTTCAATAGCATTTGATGCATTGAGAATGTATAAGTGATAGATACCATCCTGAACATCCTCAATATATTCTTTAATAACCTCACTTCGATAGATGTAAAGATTAGATTTAAGATCATTTCTTTCAAATCTAGGTAATGTAATTGTTCTAGAATTAATATTACTATTAAAAGATCCAACTCCATGAACAACCCCGAGAACATCAGTTGTCGTGTACTGGAATTGTAGGTCATCAACAATTGCAGATACAGCAAATGTTCCATTGAATCCCAAATTAGGTGTTGCTGCTGGATTTGTGGTGCTAGCAACATTTTTAATGTTTACGATATCACCAACATTTAAATTATGTGGTAACTGACAAACAACTGTGATTGTATTTGTTGCGACTGTGCAAGTAGAAATAAATCTTGGATTTCTGTTGTATCCATAATCATCTTGACCAATCGCAGCGATTGAAAAGTCTGTGTTCCTTCTTGCACCTGTACTACTAGATTCCTGTAAAACGTATCCATCTACGGGGCTTCTAGCATTTACAACTTCTTTTGGAATTACATAACGAACTTTATAAAGTTTTTCATCAAGACTTCTAGAATCATCAATTCTCTTAATATAAGCAATATCCGTTCTTTCTGTTAAACCAGCAACTCCTTGTGTTGCAATTTCGGAATAGATTGTATTATTTGTTGGACTTACATGAATGAACCAGTTTTTGTTAATAGAATCAAATTGAACTGGAGATCCAATATCTCCACTCAATTTATCGTTAACTCTACTTTCAACTCTTAAGAATTTACCACCATAAATTGTTAGTGCCGTTCCATTGTCAGCATTTGTTTTCGATGATGCAATTTTAATTGAATAATCATCAACTTTAATTGCATAATAGAGCGTGTTCTCAACAATATTTTGTGGAAGATCTCCATTATCACTAAAAATTCTTATTGATTCTCCAGTTTTTAATTTGTGAGGATTCGTTACATTACCAATAAGTAGAATATTATTTGTTGGATCTCCAGTTACATAATAAATTTTTCTATTTGTAGTAGTACCAAATACAACGGTAGCACCAACTGCAACATTATTATCTGACATGCAGATGGTTGCTTGTTTTACACCAGTAGATGTATCCAGATACAAAACATCATCCTGTTTTGCACCTACTCTATATCCCTGAAGTATAATTGGTGGTTCAGCATCAATATCAGTATATCCAAAAAGATAAAGGTGACTTGAAATACCAACAGCACTTGTCAATCCAACATTTATTGATGTCCAATCAACGTTAAATTCAGAATTTGTAATTGCCTTTGGACGAATGACAGAAGTAATATATCCATGATTATCCTTGGAAAATGCTTCCTTTTTAAATCCCTCTGCATTAAGAGAGATTTGACCAAAGTTTGAGTTTGAGTTAGTAATAGAACCATCACCACCAGACAATACATCAAAATGCTTATTATATCCAATTGCAAACACAGAAACAATCTGAACGAATGCATCGTTCGACATTTTAATATGACTTGTTTCCCATCCAGGTCTGTAAATTGAATCGGAATCTAAGTGATAAACAGTTGCTGGATTGGTTGATGAAGATCCCGATGAAAGTTCAGCTCCTTTTTGAGTTGTAATAGTTAATGATTCGTATGCTCTTGATGTTGAATTATATCTTACAAATGCTCTATCGTCTTTTTGAAGTGAAATGCCAGTAAACTGAGCAACAACCATTGAACGAAATCCAGCCGCTTTTGATCCGTCTGCGTGCATACCTTGCATACCCCAGACGGAACGCAAAGAGCAGTTAAAGATATATGGAGATGCACCAGATACAGTATCTGTCTCAACAGTAACTGTCGAACCAGAGACTAAAGGAGTTGCTGGTAGGTTAACTCTAACAAATGGTAGTAGATATGTAAACTCTGTGGCGCTAATTACCGATTGAACTTTTGTAGAGATATTATAATCAAGAGGATCTATACCATCAATTTTAATTGGAGTTCCAGCCGTAAGATTATGTGGAGAAGAAGTTGAAACAGTTACAACAGTTCCAGGTGTAAATCCATCTCCAGAGAAAACGGCAGATATGTTTAGTGGGTCAGAAGCAAAGGCACCAACAATTTCATATTCTGGACGTTGTTTAGAAAATCCTAATGGTTCAGTTGGGAATTTCTGATCAATATCTCTACCAGATGCAGCATTAAACGCATTTGATAACTTGCCATAATACATGTCAAGATCAGTTAGCGCATAACCAGAAGGAATATTTACACCATCACAATACTCAAAACAAGTGAGTTTATGGTGAGAAAAAGTTGGTCTTGATTGATTGTTTACAGAGAAATCAATTGGATCTGTGTATACAAGACCAGAATCATCTCCATCAAAGAAAGAAAACTGCCAGAAATAACAAGCACCGGTGATTCTAAAGATTGCACTAGATTTTACAGTTGAATCTGTTGGGTTTGGAATATACTTAGCACGAATTTTTGTTTTTCTTAAATCAAGTCCAACAATAGAAGTTCCTCTTGGAACGACTACGCCACCATAAATGCTATTAAATCTATAGAGAATATTATTATTTTGCGTTAAATCAAAATTAGAGGATAAATTTAAAGTTAATGTCTCTTGTGCGGGGGTCTGTTCTCCAGATGGAGAAACTGCTATTGCTGTTCCATTTACATCTTTAATTGCAAAACCAGGTCTATTATCAATTACATGCTCACCAGGGAACAGAAGGATAGTTGTTTTTTCAACTGAATCATTATTACCACCTCTTACATATGAAAATCTTGCAGATTCAAGAAGTGCTCTTTGGATCGTCCTAAAAGGCTTACTTAAAGAATTGCCTTGATTATCTATGTCATCAGTAGCATCGATGTCATTTGGATTGACATATAATATTCTACCTTCCGTATTCTTGACGAAATTCTCTAGCTTATTAAGAGGCATCTGCTTATGGTCAAAACATTTCTATGTTTTATTTATGAAGTCAAATCTTCCTCATCATACTCAAATTCTATATCATCTGGCATATCTTCAGGGTTCTCTAACTCAACTGGAAAGAAGCAAGGATGTACCTCTTCGTCTATCAGATAGAAAGAGTTTCTGTACAAGTCTTCTGGTTCGAAAGTTCTTTCTTTATCCGCTAATCTGCAAAGATCTTGATCGTATAAGTGCCCATCGGGAAGTTCGTCAAATGTAAATGGAATGTGATTGATAAAGTACATCTTCACAATCACACTGCCATTATTGTACCAGCAGTATGCGTGATCGATACGATAAGACATAGGAAACTTCCCATATCTTATATTTATTTTTCATGCGAGTAGGGAGACTTGAACTCCCACGGGGTTGCCCCCAACAGATTTTAAGTCTGGTGTGTCTACCGATTCCACCATACTCGCTTGTGAGACCATTATAACTCAGAGAGTTGTAGTGGTCAAGAATGCCGTGTGTTTGTGAGACTAAATCAAAACCGTTTGATAGACGCCCCACTGGATTCTATCATAAGTTTTGAACCACGGCAAGTGCTGGTTGCGAGGATCGAACTCGCCTCCCATCGATTATGAGTCGATTGCATTCGCCAGATTGCTAAACCAGCAAGTGGGAGAGATCCATACAGTGAAACAGAAGGTCGCAATACAAGTCATAGGTCTGTTTCGCACCGACTTGCAGCTAGGGTTTTTCACTCTCCCTTTTTCAAGTAGGTTTACTGTTGCTTACCCTCTAAAACCCACTACAAAATGGGTAAGCAGATAGGAACACTGGGAGTTGAACCCAGACTAACCCGTTATAAGCAGGCCGCTCTAACCATTAAGCTATGCTCCCTTGCGGTTTATGATGCCTCGTTATGCTCGGTGTGTATTCGTATGAGGTCATCATCCGCAGGTATCATAACTGCTGCCTTACCATTCTCGTCTACTATTCCTAAATGCTCTCCGTTTTCCACTCTCTCAATTAGTTCGTCAAAACGTTCTTGAAATTCTGCCACTGTGAAAACTTCCATTCGTTTCTTTTTCGATATTTATATTATAGCATCACTCGCCATAAATCGCAAGGTCAGCATACTCAATCTGTTCAGGGTCAAGTTGGGCGGTGACAACTTCCAGCACGTTCATAAACTCTTGAACAGTCTCGCACTCTACCAAACGCTCGCTGCCTTGGTCGCTCAGAAGAAGAAAAGTGCGGGTGCAGACATCAATCACAATGCCTTGGACGGTCTCTTGTGCAATGCTCATGGGGTGGTTCCGTTGATTACCCCCATATTATAGGGCATCTGGGGGCGGGTGTCAAGGGGATAGGTTGGTGATAGCAGTAATGATACTAGATTTAGATGATGATTGTGATGCAATCTTTCTCTGATGATTGTTGATTCCCCAAGCTTGTAAATCTTTGGTGGCTTTTTCAGCTTTAATTGTATTCAAATCAGCGCGTAATGCATCTCTCTGTGCTCTAAGTGATGTAATTTCACTTTGCAATTGAGAAATAAGACCATTAAGTCCAACACAACGAGCAGCTGTAACAATAGTATTTGAAGCATATGGAGCAACTCCAGCACCAGCATAATATCTAAAAGGTGCAGCTGCAGAAATTGTTCTGGCATTATGATCAGATAAAGTAGCAGAAATATCAAGTCTTGCATTTCCTAAAGTTGTTCCACCATTATCATCTTTAGTATTAGCACGACCATATCCAGAATATGCCGTTGTTAATCCAATAGAAGAATCTGGATTAAATGGATTTACAGCATCATAATTTGGGGACGGACCATCAATGTTTGTATAGATTGATAATAAATCTCGATCTTCTTTAAAGACTGTAATTGTCGAATAATCTTGAGTTACTGTTGGTGTTGAAGGTGTAGTTCCGCCAGAAGTTGTTACACTAACTGCAATTCCTGGCCAACAATTCCCTGCTGTTGCTTCTATTGATAAAGTAACTATTTGTTGTTTTTTTGCATTAATTTGTGCATTAAATGAAAGAATTTTATCATCTATTATTTTACAAAATTGTCTAAAAGATTCTGGTTTAGATTTAACTTCTGCAAATGCTTCTTGTTCTGGATTATTACTCGTTATTGGAGGATCTTTATCAATTTGCTGTATAACCCACTCACCAGTTTCCGAAGATTGAGTCGCAGTTGTTGAAGATATTGTAGTTGGAATAGTTACATTATTTTCTTCTTGTACTGATTTGGCAGTAGAATATTGTTCTTGCTCTTTTTTTAAAACATTAATTACACTTTGTGCTGGACCGTCTGGCATTTTAGATCAAATCAATTATTTTTTTCTATTTATTTGCTTCTAGGACAGCGATTCTTTCTTTCAATTCTTCTATTTGCTGCTGCTGTTCTTTCATACCTTCAATTAAAAGTGCCACGAGATTCTCGTACTTAACACCTTTAATTGACATTTTTTGTGTTTTTGCATCCCTATTTGGATCATCAAACGCTGGAGAGTTTGGTATAATTTCAAATTCTCTTACAACTTCTGGAACAATATTTTCAACTTCTTGTGCAATAACACCGATTTCACCATTTGGATTTTCTTCTGCCTTTTCTGGCCATAGATCTTCTTTCCAATTAAAAGAAACTCCCTGCAATTGAAGAATTTTTTCTAATGAGTTTGTTAGTGGTTCAATGTCCTTCTTCAATCTAATATCTGAAGATGGACAAGGAGCACATATAGGAGCACCATTATAAGTCCAAGTTCCAGTTAAAGCTCCTGATGCGGTAGTGATAGTAATTCCAGATGCCCCTCCACCAATTTCAATCAATCCACCATTCATGTCAATAGATGCAGCATTAATATTAAAAGCTGGTGTGCATACATTTTCTTCTGGAACAACTTTACCCCTAAATGCGTTTAATCCCTGCATAATTGCAGAAAGGGAAGTATCTGCCGCACCCAAAACAGTATGATTGCCAATTGTAATGTTGGATCCAACAGTTACGTGAGATCCTGTAAATAAACCAAGACCAAGAAAATTGGTGGTCAGTGGTTTGTCTAAGCAAGGTCCTGCAGCTAAAGATGCTGTTCCATATAATGCAGTTGCCCCACTTCCAAAATATCCAGAATAAATCGAAGCTGTGCCAGGCACTAAACTACGCAGAAATTTAGGAAGAACTACTGCACTATCAAATAGTGGATGTGTGACACTAAAACTGAAACAATCAAAATCGTCGAACATAAGATTTACCTACAACTCTCGGTTACTCCCGTAACTAAATCTGCAAAAATTGATGGAACTCCAACACTTTGTAATATAGAAGATAATGGAGATCCACCTTTTTGAACATCGCCAACAAAATTAATAAAATGATCCGTTACAATATTAACTTCTGCAGATCCCTTTAAGCAAACTTTGGTACCAGTTAATGTTAGTTGTTCACCACTATGGACAACAACTGCACCATTAGAGGTGACCATAAAACAACCATTTGTTTTTTTATCGCCACGAGTTTCTATGTACATATTTTTACACAGAAACTTAATATTTCCAGATGGAGAACTAAAAACAAGATCTCCAGTTTTTGCATTTACAGAAAATGCAACTTGCTCTTTTGGTGCTTTGTCTCTATTCTGTTGTAAATTATTACCACAAGTAATATGATATCGACCTTGAATATGTTCTACTTTTGCACCATCCTGTAGATATTTGCACGTAGAATTAGACGCTACTGCCAAACGAAATTGTGTCCCATCATCAGCTTCTTGTGGTCCACCGGGACCAAAAAACATAATCCCGTGAGGATTATCAGTAATAATATACTCGGGTGGTCTTTTACTTGCCATTTATTTTAAAACACAATCAATAACTTTTATTAGATTCTTTTCATTAAAGTCAGGTCTTTGCTGAGTGATGAGATAATCATTTTTATCAGTAAATGATAAAATAGGTCGAACTTGCAGTCCAGCGCCCGTTTTACTATTTATTGTGATTGTTGGGATCTCAGTAACTCCACAACCAGGAGTTAAAACTTCCATTGCTACAATTTGCCCAACATCAGTCATTTGTATTTTAACTTGCAATCCAGGTATATCTGGAGAAATTGAAACAGAATCATTTGCAGTATAACCAATTCCCGTATCCAAAACTTCTATTTCATCGAGACACCCAACATATTCTCTTATTTCATTTACGACAGTTCCACCATCATCATCTAGTTGCTGGAATTCATTTAGTCCTGTTGATGTATTTAAATACCCTCTTCCACTATTCACCATAATTACCTTAATAACTTCACCCACATTATTAATAACAGTATACGCTGAAGCAAAGTTTCCATTTTCACAATTATCGGTAAAAGTTACAAATGGAGGTGCAGTATACCCTTTACCGCCATATCTAAGGTTGACACCGACAACTTCGCCAATGCTATTTACAACAGCATCACCAATTGCTCCTGCTCCACCACCACCAAAAAATTCCACTTGAGGTGGTCCACATCTCCAAGCACCTGTATTACAAGTTAAAAGACTTTCATATCTACCAGGTATATTCTCATTTAAATTAGTATACTTATCACCAAAAACTGTTGCACCTGTGAATAAATTATTTTTATCTAAGAATCCACCGACTTGATCTAAAACCCATTGTTCAGCTTGTGCAGCGTCAGGAATCGGTATTAACTTATCAAAATTTTCTTTCATTGAATTAGTGGCGCCACTTCCAATTTTAAATGATTTAATTTCAGGGCAATCTGGTTTTGCACATAAAAATGCCTCGAATCCCAAAATAAAATCAACTGCTTGAAACACAGATCCTGCAATTTTTGCTACACCACCAAGAACATCGTTAATTTGGTTTAAAATTGGTTTCAAAGTCTTATCAATTTGTGCTGCAAGATTATTGATCAATGCATTTGTAAATTGCTCAACTGCACAAAATGCAGAATTAATAACGTTTCCAATTAGAGAGAATAAGAAATCAGTAACTAGTTGAGTTAACCCATCAATAATTTTATCGAACGCACAAATTAAAGAATCAACAATACCTTTAATAACAGTATTTTTTAATGCTTTTGTTAATGAAGTTAAAATTTTGTTGATTACTTTTTCAATTAATTTTCTTAAAAGATTCAACATCCAATTTCTCATTCTCTGCACTAATAGTTTTAATACCGCTCCGATTATTTGGGCAGCGTTATTAATAATTGCAGTTATATTTTGAATTTTATTGACTGTACCCTTAAAATAAACGTTATACGCTTTTTTAGATTCTTTCAAAAAATTGAAAAATTTTAACAATGCATTATTAATTGAAGCTAGTGTACTTTTACCACAAGGATCTGGCAGGTCATTTATCTCATTATCAAGTTCTTCTTCTAGTGCTCTTAGTTGACTATAGTTAAATCCATCAGGACACTCCCTATCAGCAGCGCACCAACTATTATTACTATTATTAACAGGCGGACATTGTTTAATCTTTTCCCTAATCGCATCTAAAACTGCCTTCTTTCTTTTACGCAAACTAAGGTAATTATCTATTTGATCTCCATACTTAGCACGTAATTCAGCAGTAATTCCACTACCACCATCCTGAGTTAATCGATCATATAAAGTTTCCCCAGTCTCACCATTAAGTACAGTATTTTGAAGATCTGTTACGGAACTACTAAGAAATCCATCTATTAATGCCTTATCTTGCCCTAATTGTGTTGCGGTACGACTTTTATAAAGAGAAGGATCTTCATCTAAACCTAGTGGTTCTGTAAAAGGAACTACTTCTAAACTTTGTACTCCACCGGTAGTGTTTGCTGGTACTATAGTTACTATTGGTTCTGGTCCATTTCCTTGTGCTGCTTGATCAAGTATAGCAGATCTTGTATCTGGATTTGTTGTTTTAGATTGTTCTTTACTACCATCAGAGTATGTAATTGTTACATTTATTCCTGTGTTATCTACTTGAAATTTAGTATTATTTACCGAATCAAAATATGTGGCGCCTGCAGGAATGGTAGTTACAGTTTTGGTATCATTTTTTTGAGGGTTAGCAGTAGCAGATTGTGGATATATTGTTTCATCCTTTGAAATATTATTTTTTAAATCATAAAGAAGAGCATTATCACTAACTTTTATCAATTGACCATTTGATGCTACTTCGTACCATGTATTGTTTACACGTTTATATGTTATCCCCTGAATTTTTCTAGTAACATTAGCTGGTTTAACCATTTAACAAATACCTTCTCGTGTTGATATTTATCTTTTATGCTGTAGGTGGATCCTTTTGGGATTCTTTTGCTTTTTCAAATTCAGACTTGGGAGGAATAAGAGGTTCCGAAGGTTTTGCACCTCCAGTTACCTTGTGTGGTGGTGGACCAAATCCAAAATTATAAGATACAACATTAATAAATTGAGTTGATTTATTTGACTTAACTTCTTCTAGATCAGCCAATTCTTCATTATTTACAGATCTAGTAAGAACGGCAGTTATAACAGGAACTTGATTAAATGCATCTAAAAAATATCCTCTTACCCATTCACCACCAGCAAGTCCGGTGGATGCCCGATTAAAACTACCTTGTGATGTTGGTCTTTCAACCATTGCCCATGGTAATTTATCATCTGGAAGTTTAACTCCGGATTTATCATGAATACCAACAATTCTTACTCTTACTCGATCGAATCCATCAGGATTATATCGATCCCCAAGTTGATTAATAGCAACTTGCCCTATCCACCATTGAAAATTATCCTTTCCTGTAAATCCCGTGTTTGACATATTTTATTAACCTGGCATATCTTTGGCTAAAGTTAAAGATGTGTAGGATCTTGTTGTATCAAAATGATGACAAAGATTAACTATTAAATATTTACCACTTTCAATATCATCATATTCATCATCTCCTTTCACAAGGACATTAATTAATCCACCAGCAAGTAAATTTGGATTGCATGGAACAACTATATTTAAAATTTTACTGAATAGTATGTTATATCTAGCAGTAGAATACGCCTGCCACTCCATTGCAGAATTATTCACATCTGTAGATTTTGTATCCATCATACCAACATCCAATATATGAAAATGCGTTCTAGTAAAATCTGAATCTTCTTTGACAAAATCATCAGAGACTTTAACTTTTTTTCCAAGGGTATTGGGTTTTTTAATATTTTTATCACCGAGTTGCATATTACCTTCACTAGTAATTCTAAAAATTAATTCTTTATATTCTAATTTGCGAGGATCAAAAAAGATATTTCTAGTACAATAAACACCAGATTTTAATGCATTAAGAGTCGTTTGATTTCTTGATGCAGTATAAGATAAAATTCTATAATCATGAGTCTCATCAGTCTTTAATAATGTGTTATAAACATAAGGTATTGGATATGGTTCTTGAGATATTAATTTGCTTATAGATTTAAAATGTATTCCCCTTTGATTTTCATAAAAGAAATATCCTGGAATATCATCACTTCCATAAGGAATAGATTTTTGACATAACTCTATTATAATTTTAAATGCATCCTTGCTAGATCCCAAAAATTTATATGAATTTGATGTTCCATCAATATTACTTAATTTTTCTGAAGGAACTCCCAAATGATCTTTTAAGATTTTTCTAACAGAATCAGATATTTTTCCAGTATACTTATCTGATATTGTTGTTTTTAAATTTTGTATTGCCATGTCACTCATCAAAGACATGGCAACAATTTCACGATTTGGATCTTTTGCACCAACGGGGGCACCTAATAATTTCAATGGCGTCTTAGTGTAATCCAGAACTCCTAACTTTGATCTAATTGAAAATGACACTGATTCATTTCCCTCAATAGGAAGTCTAGATGATAAACGACCAGTATCAAGTAAGGAAATATTAGCACTTACAACAGGAGAAAATATACTTTCATAATAATCAAAAGAAACAGTTCTAGTTTTTTCATCTACTCCAGATATTGGAAAAGATTTACCATTCTTAATTAGTTGTATACTTTCGTATAGTGATGGGCTTACTGCTGACATTTTTTATTAGGAAAGAACGTCGAATGAACTATTTCCATAAAACGAATCTGATTTGGATCTAGTTACTACTTTTGTAACTGGATATGGAGTTGGAACAACGACTGGTTTTTCAAATGTTTGTGTTATAAGATATGTAGTCTCACTTCCTATTGAAGATGTTTCTGGATTCCTCTCAAGTGTTCTTATAAGTTGTTGCATTCCCTCAGAAACAACATCTTTTTTCTTCTGACTTCCTTTTAATTTTTTCAATACTGATGGTGATGGACCACCACTTAAATGGCCAAGAAGATATTGTTGCCCATTCTCGTCAACAATAATAGTAACATTTCCATAACCTGCATTATCACCTGGGGAATACTCAACAAATTTTAATCCAGGTCCTAATGTAATTGGGGTACCAGAATTTGCTGGAAAATCAAATCCTCTATGACCTCTACCAGCACCTAGTCCATCACCCCTTGTCATTTTACTTAAAGGAACTCCACCAATGAAAACACCATTCAAAATACTCTTTGATAGAGGACGATTTCCTCGATCTCCCCACCCATTTCCCCATTCAATATGCAAATGAGGACCACTAGATCTTCCCGTACTGCCAATTCTTCCAACATAATCTCCAGAAACTTCAACAGCTGTTGATGGTTTGAAAGGATCTTGTTGTCCAGGTCTAGTTGTACCTGGATCCATTTGATCTAATGATGGTGATTTACCATCTCTTTTCTCACCTCTTATTACATTTAAGAAATCTGCAAAAGCTTTATTAACTTGTGCAAAAGTATCATTAACACCATCTTTACCCGAAAGAAGTTCCGCATTAATTTTTGTCGCTAAAGATACTGTCTCAAAATTTTCAAAAGAATCTATACTTTCAATTGCCTGCTGACCTTGTGGAGTTGGAGATGCTCCTCTAAATCCACTACTTATCATCGATTTTTTAGAGTTTTGACCTTTTGATTTGACAGTTCCACCCTTGGCATATCTTTGAGTGCCATCAGGAGCAGGTGCAGTTGGTCCTGGAGGAGATGATTGTCCTGCTGAAGGTACTGAAGGCGTTGTTGATGGATACATAGATCCAGGCATAGTTGGTGCCATTACAGGGGCACCTTTAGGAAGAGGTCCAGAAGAACTACTACCACCATTCAAAAAATTATTCCAAATACTATATGCACCCTCTGCAATAGCAATAACTCTATCGATTTCATTAGCAACATATTTACGTTCATTATCCATTGCAGCCATAACTGATGAAGGATATTCATCAACAAGTCGTATCATTCCCATAATCCCATCACCAATAAGTTTCAGAGTTATTTTTGTTACAGATACCAACCAAGCATTCTTACCAAAAAATTCTTTAAGTTTTGCAATCATTTGTGGCAAGTTATTAATCAATAAACCAAGAAAAACTAATCCAAAAAATTCCTTTAATTTATCAAAGAATCCAAGAGGTCCTGCAAGAACTTTAGATTTAACACTTTCAACAGTTTTTCCAATTCCAGATTCTAATTTCTTTTCTTTTTCCTGTGCTTGTTTTTGTTTTTGAGTATTAAATGATATTCTACTTTCTTCAAGTCTAATTTTACGCAACTCTTTATTATACCCAACAAGTGAGTTTTTAATGTTTGTAGAATTGATTCTTAATCGTGTAATTTGAGAGTCCATATCTTATACAAAAATCCCTAACATTTCTGGTACGATTTTCATATATGGATTTGCAATATTAATACTAGAAATTTCTGGTGCTTCTGTCATCGTTTCTCCGGCAGAATCATATTTTGGTATACCGGAAGGAGGTAAAGACTGAGTAGGAAGATTTATTGGAATAAATGCTGATTTTGCACTTCTTTTTGGTGGATTCTTAATATCTGAATGTAAGACAAGTTCAGGAGAAACTGGTCTACTTGTTCTGTGATTTTCAATACTACCATTTTTAATATTTTTGGTTTTTTTAATCTTTTCATCATTAACAAATTGATCCAATTGTTTTTTAAAATCTGACAATTGAGATGCAAGAATTGTTAATGAAGATCTCATATCAGAATTTGATGTAATCAAATTCGATACGGCAGAAGTAAATGTATTCCACATTCTACCAGCATTATTATTAATGTCTTTAAGAAGTGGTCTAAACAGCATTGCTGCTGATGCACGAATAACTTCCTCACCAGGCGCAAGCATTGCTGGAACACTATCAACAGTTCCAGATCCAGTTCCACCTACCGTTCCACCTAAAGATTTTCCTTGAATATTTGTTATCTCAAATCCACCAGGTTGTGAAGCACGACCCAGAATATCTCTTATGGAAAATGAAGATAATCTTGTATTACCTTTTTTTGTTGGTCTAGTTCTATTTGTTGGTGGTTGAAAAGGACCTATTCCCCCTGGATATTGATTTGGATTTCCACGAAGGAATGAAGTTCTCATCATACCCCTTCGCATCATAGCAGCACTTACTAAGCTTTCTACAACTGGTGCCAACCAACGAGGTAAATTCATCTTATCAAATAATTTCTCTTCTGGTGTCATGCCAGCATCAGGACCAAATAAATCAGGTCTTGCACTCATTAAAGCTGCATTTACCGCAGATCTAGAAGTTCCTTTTGCAGTATCCAATTCACCAGGTTTTAATCCTGTTGGTTTGGCAAGGGTAGGCTTCCCTTTAGGTAAAAAATACTCTCCAAGGAAACTTGCAAGGATAAGGGCAATCGCAGATGCATTATCTTTAATAACCTTTAATATTGATCCTCCACACTTTAAAACTCCCGCACAAGGATCATTTGGTTGAGGACCTTTAGGACCAGGTTTTTGTGGTCCACCTCCTCCACCACCCCCTCTTGGCCATCTTGGTGGACGTTTAAAGAGATCTGCTATTCTCTTTAAAGCACCAACAATCTTTAATACTTTATATGCACCATAAAGTGCAAGTAGTTCTTTCCAATGTTTTGCAACAAATTTAAAGAATTTATCAATTTTTTGTCTGTTTGCAGGATTTTCTAACCACCTAAAAGCATTATTGATAAGCAATCCACTTACAATAATACTAAAAAAATCTAATATTTTTTGAAAGATGCTTTTTGCTGGAGCAGCAATAACATCAAATGTCTTTAAAATTCCCGACCCAAAACTTCTTACAGATTCAACAGCTTTCTCTTTTGCCCCTGCTCTTTCGGCATATAACTTAGTTTTTGATGCTCGAATTGCTTGTCTTTTTTCAACAATTCTATTTGCAAAATCAAGAGATAATTGTTTTTGTATTTCTACCAGAATTCTATTTGTTTCTTGCAACTGAATATCTACACTTGCACCTTCCATTTTTAAGTTAGATCCTACCCCACCACGCCTCTCTCCACCAAGAAAGCTAAACGTAGATCTTTTTAATCTAGGAGTAGATGCAATCTCCGCACCACTCATTACCGAAGAAGAAATATTTCTTCGGTTCATCTTTGGTAATGATGGTGCTCTATAGATTTGATCGTTAAATGCCACTAGATTGCTGTGCCTTTAAGTTTTCTTCTTCGATATAATTTTGAAGCAGACCAATGTAAATTTCACGTTCCCAAGGCATCATATTTTCAATCTCTGTCAATGAATATTTATGGTGCTGCATGAGGGCAAAATTAATCTCGTAGTATGACTCAAGGCTAGTATGAGCCATACCTAGATGAAAAAACTTGCTAGACCCTCCAAAACAACATCACTTTCAACCTTTGTATTTGGATTTTTAACTTTGATTGTATGAGAAAGTTTAGGCATTGTTGTAAAGAAATTTTCAATTTCCTTAAACTGCTTCGTATTCATTTGCTCCACAAATTCCTCTAGTTCTTTCTTTGAACAATCAGCAGCACTCCAAGATTCTTCTTGATCATAAACTGTATCAATACAAGAAATAATTAAAGAAAGTGACTTATCTACATCTGTGTTTTCTTCGTTGACTTCAAAATTATTTTCAACAAATTGTTCAAGAGAAGGATATCGAAGTTTCATAGAAAGATTCTCATCTAATTTAATAGTATTAGTATGTGCAGGATCTTTTTGAACTTTAATATCATCAATGGCAATTTCCATTTTAACTCTTGTCTCATTATCATCAGGACAAGTTACATTTACCTCAACAGTTTCACCGACTGATTTGGCACGAACATTGAGGAACAGATATTCAATGTCAAATGTTGAAAGTTCAGATACTTTTACAGTTTTAGTTAAAATACAATCTGATAAAATTTGAACAATTGCACCTGAAATTTGCTTTGTATCCTCAGATTCAAGAGCAATTAAAAGAATTTTTTCTTCTCTTACTAGGAAAGGACGATATCTAATTTTTTTCCCAGTAGAAGGCAATTCCAACTCATATGTTGGAGTATTAATTTTTGGTAAAGGCATAATGACCTATAAAACTTCAGTTGTAATTATTTATTACCTCAATCCGGTGTTCGCTAAATCCTGAAGTTGCTTCTCTGTAAGAGCTGGATTTTGGCGACGAAGAGTAGGAGAAATTGGTTTATTTTTTACTGCTTGTGTTCCCGAAGAAGTCGCTGGAGGTTGTTGAGTTTGAGAATTATTAGAACTCTCATCCACTGGATTTATCCAACTCGTAACCAAATATCTATCATAATTCATTGTGACAGTTATCTTCAATAGATCTGCGGGACCATAAGAAATTGGAATAGAAGTAACTGATTTTGGAAAGGCATTAATCAACTGATATTGTATTTTTCTAGATCTTGGTCTGTTATAATCTCTTTCAAATTTTTGAATAAAAACATTATCGGTTTTATAGTCATCTGGCCATGCAAATCTTCTATAAACGTTATGAGAAATTGAAGAAGAAGCAGCCAACTCAGATGCTCCTCCAACATAGTTCATCCAAAATTCAAAAAAACTCAAAAGATGATATTCTTTATCAATATAAAAAGTGAAGTCGATGTCAGTATACAATCTTGTATGAGCAAACTCTTGTGGAATACCCATATAATTATCCTTCACTTCGGCTGTTGCATAAGTTGATGCTGGAATTGATGCATCAGTACAAAGTAATCCTAGTTTATTACCTGCGTATATCCTACTTTCTCTAAGACCTTGACCACCCCATTGAGACATTTCTGCAATGAACTTACCATTAAAAGGTCCGAGAAACACCTGATATTGATTTGTTGTTGCCAATTTACCAAAAATTTCTCTGGCATCATTCATCAATATATCAGATGTCGTTTGCTCGAAGGCCATCTAAATACTTCTACTTTGAATTATTAAATATTTAGATGTCGTATAAGGGAAAATATCAACCTTCATATCCACAAAAATATAGAGGAGACGTGACAAATATTGTTTATAGGTCTCTCTGGGAAAGAAAATTTATGGTTTATTGTGATTTGAATGAAAATATTCTAGAATGGGGTTCTGAAGAAATTGCACTTCCATATCGTTCACCAATTGATCGTAAAATTCATAGATACTTTCCCGATTTTTACATTAAAGTAAAAGAAAGTAATGGTCAAATAAAAAAATATATTATTGAAATTAAACCCAAAAGACAAACTTTGCCACCACCAAAACCAAAAAGACAAACTAAAGGATACATTTATGAGGCATATGAATATGCCAAAAATCAAGCAAAATGGAAAGCAGCAGAAGAATTTTGCAAAGATAGAATGTGGGAATTTAGAGTATTTACAGAAGACGAATTAGGAATTAAATAGGGATTTAGTAAATATTTTCTATATTAATTCCTTGATTTGTTACACCGACTGGCATAACATTAATACTTATTGTATAACGATATCCCTCAAATGATTGAGGAAATGTATTATGCTCCAACCAAGATGGAAATAAAATCAATTCACCTGCATTTGCTGGATGTTGCCAAATATTTGAATCCAAAATTGAATCACTGAGTACAACAATACCTGTTCTTTTAGAAGTTACTGGTGAATGAAAATAAGTAGGCGCTGGTTTACTATTCAAATAATAAATTCCAGAAATAAAAGAGTTTGGATGACAATGAACTCTATGTTCTGAGGTTGATATTGACCTATTTACCCAAGAAAGTGAAACCTTTAGTTTTTCTGTCTGCAAATTAAAATAATTTTTATAGTCATCCAAACATATTTGAATCCAGTCAAAAAAATCTGAATATTTTTCTACTTTTTCTAGATGATTGTTTCTAGTTTGATCCGGACAAATACCATCAAATGAAATATCAAAGATTTCTTCTTCTAAAAGATCAAGTATTTTTGAATTCATCTCCAAATGATTTTTATTTTTATATCCAACTACGACTGTGGGAAAAATTGTCTCTATCTTTTTATCAATAGTATGATACATAATATAGATGATCTTTTAACAATAGACAATTATATCAGAAAATGAGTTAGGTATCAAGTAATGCCAAGAAAAACTCTTAGACAAAGAAAAGGAAAAAATCCAACTGACGATAAAAATAGCAGAGTTAGATCTGTAATTGATAATCTGCAGGGAGATGAAGACCCCGATGATCTAATGCTAGAAATTATGAATGTCTTGACAGAGACTAAGAAGGGTCCAAGAGTTGGAAAATATTATACATTTGTTTACCTCCCCAAAACACCAAACATCACTTATGATCAAAATCCTCTCGTTGCTGTGACCGAAATTTATGATTGGGGATTTAAAGGCGTCAATTTTCATTGGGGAGAATCTCGCCAATACACTTGGGAAGAAGTTGCCGGTGGTTTATATGAGGTTTATGCGGAAGAAATACCAGATCTAGTAGAAGTTCCTTTTGGAAAAATACGTCTAAATAGTTAAAAAAGTAGCCAAATAATGGCAGAAAAATCTAGCGTATTAAGATATCCATACGATTTATATACTGCAGAAACAGATTACTTGCAGATCACTCTTCTGCGACAAAAAATTGCATCAACTGCTTTGGAAGCGTTTGATAGCAATTCTTTAATTAGAAGTCCAGGTTCTTATAAAGCTAATAAAAATGGAAACGATGTTTCTAAAACGTTAAGACCGAATGCAAAAGTTGCATCAGTTGGAGATATAATTCTTTTACCAATACCATCAAATATTGCAGATAGTAATAGTGTAAATTTTTCAGAAGATAAATTAGATGCAATAACAGCAAGAGTTGCTGGTGCCGCTTATAATATTATGAATACAAAATTTCCAGATAACGGAGGTGTAGAAGCATTTTTAAGGGATCTTGGTAAAAATACTATGGATGAATTAAAAAAGACATTTGCTGGAGGAGACACTCTCAGACAAGTTTATCTAACAAAATTAGCAGCAGAAGCAGCTGGTCTTGCAGGTATTGGAAACATATCATTAGATCAAATTCTTGCAAGATCTCAGGGGAAAATATTGAATCCAAATATGGAATTACTATTCAATGGTCCAACTATTAGGTCTTTCAAATTTTCATTCAAATTCACGCCAAGAAACGAAAAAGAAGGAGAGCAAGTTAAATTAATTATTTCATCATTTAAAAGACACATGGCACCAGTTCCGGCAGGGGACTTTTTAGGAACTCCAGGTCAGTTTGAATTGAGATATAGAACAGGAGCAGGTGATCATAAGTTCTTAAATAAAATAAAAAAATGTGTCCTTAAAGACATGAGTGTCAATTATACTGGTGAAAATGTTTATGCAACATATGCAGATGGAACACCAGTATCGATGATCATGGATTTAACGTTCCAAGAACTTGAACCAATTTATAGCACTGATTATGATGAAAATGCTGCAGAAGGAGTAGGATACTAAAATGGGATACTTTTCATATCTACCAAATTTAGAATATCAGTCATTTTTAGTAGATAAAACTTCAGAAAGAGATTATCTCTTAGTTAAAAATCTTTTTAGAAGAGTCAAACTTCGTGATGATTTATATAATTCATTTACGGCTTTTCAAAAGTATCAAATACCAGATGGTTATCGTCCAGACAATGTTGCAGAAGAATTGTATGGAAAAGCAAATTACGATTGGATAGTTCTAATTACAGCGAATATCATTCATTTAAGAAATGAATGGCCTCTTTCAAACAATGCCCTTTATAACTATGCCGAAAATAAGTATGGAACTGAATTAACAGATACTAAATTTTATGAGACGACAGAAGTAAAAGATTCTTCAGGTCGTTTAATTTTACCTGCTGGAAAAATTGTATCTTCAAATTTTACTATTCCAAACCCAAATCAACCAACGGCAAATCTTAATCCAGTAATCGCAATTAGCAATTTTGAATATGAAACTAGATTAAATGATAAAAAAAGATCGATTTATACATTAAAACAAATCTACCTACAACAATTCTTACTTGATATGAGAACAGCAATGAATTATACAGAATCTTCACAATACATCAACGAGAAATTAATCAGAACAGAAAATACATTCACCAAGTCACCATAAAAGTTTTAAATTCTTATCAAAAACCATCACATATCGGTGTTTGCGGGAGCGGTCTTTCCATTCTCCTTCAGCACCTTTAATTTTGCCTCTAGAGTGTTTAGTTCCGTCTGCATAGTAGAAATCTTTCTTTGGGTCTGTGAGTCCGCAATATTTAAAATTACAAGCGCGATAGATTGTACCATTATGGAAATCACTATCAGCGTAAGAGATGATTGCTTTAACTTCAGTATCCTTTCGTAACTGTTTAATCGCTCTTGAAACGAACCAAGAAGTGATATTATGCTCTCCTTGTTGGGTGTCAGGATGTATGCAAAGTCGTGAAAGTTCAAAGAGTCCTTCTTGCTCATTTCGTTCTAATCCAAATGCTCCTTGTGCGATTTCAGGAACAGGAAGTCCAGTGAACACACAGACTCCCTGAATACCACCAATATTCAATGGGCAGAAGTCATTATTCTTATAAAGACCATAGTTATACCCAGACTTAAAACTTTTTGAAAAGTCCTTAAGATAATGAAACCGCAGAAGTAACTCTGCGGCTTCGGACTTGCTTACACGATCAATGGTGTAATCGGACTTCACTCTTCGGCAAGACGGGCAAAGTAGGACAGGGCATCATCGTCCTCATCTTCCTCAACCGCAGCAGCACGACGGGTAGGTTGAAGATTGCTGAGTTCAGTGCGAAGATCCTCAGTCAGTTCACGAGTCGAACCACGGGTGTTATCCTCATCCAGATCTTCGGGATCTTGATAACGGGGAGTGCCTTTGTTTCCAAGCACATAGTCAAGGCGCTTCTTCAATTCATCATAGGTCTTGAACTGATCGGCAGCAATGAGTTCGGCAAGCGAATACTGCTTCTTCCATACTGCTTCCATTGCGTCATCATCGTCCAGAAGAGGGGCAGCAGCAGCAAACTCACTGGAATCATAGTTACGATAACCAGCAACATTCTTTGCCTTCAGTTTGAAGTTGGCACCTTGCCAGAAGTCAAACGGATCGATTGCTTCCTCATCTTCAAACTCAGGTTGCATCGCAGCAGTCAATTTGTCAAAGATCTTCTTACCGAACTTGAACAGGAAGACTTTACCTTCGTTGGCGGGATTGGCAGGATCCTTTACCACGTAAATGTTGGAAACATAAGTCAGTTTACGCTTCTGCTTACGGGCAACTTCTTTACCAGCATCAGTGCCGTTGTTCCAGAGTTCAGAGTTCAGTTCCGACACAGGATCTTTCTGACCCAGAGTAGTCAGAGAGTTTTCAATATACCAACCACCAGGACCTTGGAATGCGTGACTGTAGAGTTTCACGAACGGAAGGTCTTCACCATTCGGAGCAGGAAGGAAACGGATCACGGCATAACCATTGCCGCTTTTATCTACATCCAGTTTCCATACGCGGTCATCACTAGAACCGCTACTAGTATTCATTTTTTCAACTTCTTTAACCAATTTGGCAGTAAGATTGCCAAGTTTAGACTGCTTTTTAAGGTCAGCAAAAGACATTTGGATTACCTCGGATAAATTGGATTCGGGGGATTACTCGGATATTATAGCAAAGATGCTCTCAGCGGTCAACGTATTGCTTGAGAGATTCGATTGTTTTGTCCATACTCTTAAACAAAATACCCATATCAGTCTCTGGTGGGAATCCCATCAAGGCGACCGACTTACGGAGATTCTCTTTCATCTCAACCGCTTCAGGGTCATCAGAAAGAGACAGACGTGTGTACATTACACGTTGCTTTTCAAGAAGTATTTGTAGTTTTTCAATGTGTTCCAGTTTGTCTTCACGGGACATTCCACCAAAAGTAAGAATACTTCCGTAAATATCCTCTTGTAACTTATTGATTTCTTTCAATTCTTCTTGAATAATATCGGAGTCGAAAAAGCTACTCATTTACAATTTCCCGTAAAATTTTTTTAAACTGGAATACATCAATATTTAGAAACGGATTATATTTTTTAATTCTTAAACTTACGGATTCCCACACCGGATCTAAAAGTTTTTTATCAAACTTTTTCCCGAACAGGAATATTTTATCATAAATGACTAGGGTTTCAATAGAAATCTTCCCGCTCAGGAATCTTTTTAGAACGGGTGGATGACCTTTGGAGCAGTTCAAGGCATCCTCTAATTTTGTTTCCAAGAACAATTCGCTGCTTTGTTCTTTGAACAAGTAGGTCAAACTCTGTTGTCTCCGCATCCAATCTGCGTAGGTCCTTTCTCCAGAATTGATAATTTCTCCAATCCATAGGTTTTGTGGGTTGTCTGCGGATACAAAGTTTGATAACAAAAAGTCTACAACTTCTTTATCAGAATACTTACGACTAGTTTTCTCAAACCAGTATTTGTCTTTTCTTTTATTGAATGATGTCAATGTAGCTTTGGACTTACCTCCATACTTAAAAAAGTCATATTTACTATTCGTAAAATGACTTTTCATCGAAAGATAAGTTTGATATGTCTCAAAAGGACTCATAACGGAAGTCGTGCTCTCGAAGTTTTCTTCATAAAGTTGAGACGGGTTGCGTCCCACTTTAATCTCTCTTTCAAAGGTTTTGAAATGAGTTTTGTTACTGATTCTACCTCAAGACTATTGATTTCGCAATAGTGAACGATTGCATCAATATAATTGAAGTTTTCTTCTGCAACAATTTTTTCAATCTCAAGAGCAAACTTAGAAGGCGTTAAAAACTTATTCTCGATGGCTTGTTCTAATTCTTTATTTGGTTCCATAGAGCTCCAGTTTATCTCTAACAAACTTTCTAATGTATTCGGTGAGAAGTTTGATGTATTTTGCTTTGTCTCTTTCTTCATAAACGACGCATTCTCCATTTTCACAAGCCATGATGATTACAAGTTTTTTGACTGAAATACCAGTCAGTTCGTACAGCATACAACCATATGCCATACACTGAACAAAATAATGTTCAATCCACTCTCGTGGTTTTGGTTTTTTAGAAGTCTTAAAGTCGATTATTGACAACTCGCCGTCATATTCGGCAATACAATCAACAGTCCCAGCAATGCCTAGTTGCTTACTATATAGGGACCCTTCAAGGGCGTAAATATTATTTATACGCTTAAATTCCGCTTTCGCAATTTTAAACAAAAAATCCGCCATCGGCGCAACAGGCGGGAGATCCTTATTGTAAAGATAATTCTCCACAAGAGAGTGTAAATCTGTACCACGAGAAGTAGCCGCCTTAGTAATCTTTTGCGCCGCATCCTCACCAATCTTTTTGCGCCAGTTATCGAAGATTTCACGATTAAAATGACTAGTAACAGAAGTAATTGAAACTAACCGAAGAAGTTCTTCTTCATCTGGAACTTTATAATAGCGAATGCCATCAATGGTTTCACGCTCCAACTTAGGGAGTTCAATATCAATATGATTAAACATTAAAAACCAGCATCCATTTTTGCAATAATGTATTCCTTGACAAGTCCAGAACGAACAATATCTTCTACACCAAATTCAATTATATCAAATGATTGCATTTTACGCAATACCGACATAAAATCTACAATACCATTACGTTCATTTGTTTTCTGCAAGTCTGATTGAGAAGCATCACCACAGAAACAAATTCTGGTATTCTCACCAACACGAGTAATGATAGAATCCAATTCGTGAAAGTTTAGGTTTTGGAATTCATCAACAATAACGATTGCATTATCAAGAGTCGTTCCACGAAGGAAAGAAGTTGACCAAAACTTGATGGTTTCCTGTGCTTTAAGATTGCCGTAAAGCATCTCAAATTCAGCATCGCTTGAGAGTTGGAACATATACTTGACCATATTCTTATAAGGAATTTGGTAAATATCTGCCTTGTCTTCATGAGAACCAGGAAGAAAACCAATCTCACGAGTGGCAACTAGTGAACGAACCAAATAGATTCTTTCATAAGGAGTTGATTCATCCAAAACATCTACAAGAGCATTATAAAGAGTAATAAAAGTCTTACCAGTTCCGGCACAACCATAGGCAACTAAATGTTTACCATCATTATAAGACTCAAAAAGTCTTTTTTGATTGTCTGTAAGAGGATCAATATCAATTAAGTATTCAGCACTTAGAGGTTTTCTCCTCTTCATTTGTTTTGCGGTCAGACCAACTCCGATAGGTTGATCACTATTTCCTCTTTTCCGTCTTGCCATTAGAGTTTCTTTACAGTAGAACCAGGTGCTTTTGCAGCTTTTGCAAGGACATCATTCCATCCAGGATTGCGATTGATAAGTTTATCCTTCCACTCACCAACCTCTCCAGGAGAGGGGCAGGTAGAAGGGTCGGACCAATCACGAGTCCAGTCTGGATTGTCCGTTTTCCACTGATCCCAGGCGTGGATGCTCATCTCCACTTCTTTCTGTTCACCAGTGATTTTATTAATAACAGGATAAGTCGCCATAAAGTTACGAAATCAAGATAATTTATTTATTAGTAAATCCAACCTTCAAACTTTGTCCATTCCAATGCTTCAGATACTGATGGAAACTGCTCGATGAACACATTTTTACAGGCAAGAGCAATGTCCATATGCTCTTTTTGAGTTCCATTAGCAGAACGAAGATTAATATAATGAATCCAACTGCGACAAGATCCCGTCATATAGATGCGTGTAGGAGTCGCCAAGGGCAGTACAAAGCGAGCACACTCTTTTGCTATACCATGAGCAAGAAGTTCCTTGTAGAGTTGCATAGAGTGTGCAAAATGATCTTGTATCTTACTTTGAAGACTCAGTTTTTCATACTCACCAATATCATCAATGGAGTTCTGACGATTCTTCGTATCCTGACGACGAAGATCAGGAACAGGAATATATTCAGAAATCAGTGAAGAATCTGCATAACGCTGTGAAAATTCTTGAAATGTAAATGACCTATGTCGAAGCACTTGAGCCGCGATACCACGAGTTGTCTCAATTTCGAGAGTCATAGAAGACTGCTCAAACACAGACCAATGATTATGCTTAATGCAATAAGCAAGCAACTTGGCATAGTTCTCGTTGTCCTGATTAGCAGGATTAGAGACTCTTGCAATAAATGCCATTGTTTTTTCTGCATCTGGTGTTACGCTAATGAGTTTTACGGTCATTTCTTTCCAAATCCTTTTGATGTTTTTGCTTCGAGTTCTGCGACTTCTTTTTCTGCTTCACGTATTCTTTTTTTCATATCGTGAAGCTCTTCTTCGCTATATAAGTGATTTTGTTGTGCCAATCTCCTGACAAGTTTCAAGAGTTCTCTTGCTTTTTTAGTCTGCGTATCCATCGTCATCATCAAAAATTTCGTCGTAATCTGTATGCACTCTTGTTTGTTTCTTTGGTACTTTGTAGGCAGAAACATCAGAATACACTTCTGCTTTCAGAGAATCAACCAAAAGTTCTAGATTACGGACTATTAGCTTTAATTTGTCTCTGTCCATAAGATAGTATTCTCTCTGAACATCATAACATAAAAAAAGGGGGGGATCAACCCCCCCGATTTTATTTGAATAAAAATTGAATATAAAGAGACAATAAAACAAGTACAACCGCAGATCCTGCGGCAATTTGTAGTATTGCAAACATCACTTTGCTCCAACGAGTTGTGC